AACGATTGGAATAATTGCCGCTGAGAAAATCGCAGCCAAACCTACTACGGAATAGTAGATTGCAACTGCTGAGATGGTGAGACCGGTAAGGAGTAGTAGCCAAGCTAAAATCATTGTTGCCTTATATTATTATTCTGCGGCGCCAGCGGCGTCAATAGTTATAAGTTCAGTACCGTCAATTTGGACAACTGTGACGTCTGCTAAAATATCAGCGGCTGCATCAGGTGCTATAACAGTAAGAGACATTTGACTATTATCTGGAACGCTAGATGCTACACGAGTTGATGATGTAGTAGTATCGCGGAATCCACGTACAACTGCGTCTTCGATAGCAAGTGCCAGTGTAGTAATTGCCACACTGGCTACGTTTGTAGCAGAACCAGTTTCTTGTACATTAAGTGCTTTTTGGGCATCGATGATACCCGCTGTGCGTTCGTACTTAACTGTAAATGCCAAACTTGTAGCGACATCGTCGCCAACTAGTTCTGCACCACCAGCTGCGATACCAGTTTCAATATCTAAAATTTGGCAGTCGCCTAAACCACTTAAACGATTAACTACGTTACGGAAACGAATGTTACCACGTGCTCGTGCTTTTGCTATAATCAGAGTAGTTGGCAATGTTGCAAAACTATCTGAACTGTTTGGTGTGATTCCACCGTTGTCGTTACCGTCTGCGGTAGGGTATGTGCCAGTGTTAGCTATCCAGACTATACGAAATAGTCCTGGGCTTAGTTGGTTAGTGTCTTGTTGAAATCCTGATGGCATAATTGCTATCTCCTTATTATACTATTTATCCGTAAACACCCACCTGCCGTCATTTGCATTCATGCAGGCAGTCTCTGCCCATGACCGTTGATTGGATTCTGTACGTATATAATGCTGTAGTCTACGGCAGGTTGAACCACTGGCCAACCAAGTGTAGACAATCCTCACCTTGCCACGATCATTGGATCTATCACTGAACCAATCTACTTCTTCACCGTTTTCAGCGTGATTAAGAGCATGGTATACAGCCTGAGTGTGAAAAGCATTGTTTACTGGATTGAGTTTTGATTCATGCCATTTTATGGCATTGAACACTAATCCTATAACATTATCATCACGCTGCCAGTCTTCGAACAACGGACGATTCCAACTCTGTGCATGAGCACTAGCGGAAACTGCTAGGATGAGGCACAATTTCCCAAGTGCCGTCATATTTTTGGCAGGCATAGCCTCTCCGTTCGACAAGTTGATTTTTCAGTGGCATAATGTATTTGTATTCGCCGCACTCTTTAGAGATTCCGCTTTGAGCAAGGAATAATCGATCAACTTTGTTGTCATTACATTTCATAACTTCAACAGTGTTTTCATCGATAACTTTTCCGTTTTTATCCTTAACAGATACTGTTGACGACTTCATGTCACAGTATTGTTCAGATTGAGCCCGCGGAGGGTTAGATCCGCAGGCAGTCGCTGAGATTGCAAGTAATAATACAATCAATTTAAAAAACATTACTTTCTCGCTTGATCAAGAACTTCTTTGGCTGTTTCGTCTACTGTCTTACCAGCAACACGACCTTGCAGTCTAACCTGCTTGTTTTGATCAAAGGATGCGGCTAAGGCATCTACGTCAGTCTTGCTGATCTTCATCAAGACAAATGCACGATAGTTATTCAACTCTGGATTATAAATAACCATTTTTTGCTCAAGTCCATAGGTACGAACAATACTTTCAGCAATCAAGTTAACAATCACATCCTGTGCCTGTGCCTGTGCAACTGGGCGGTCAGGTGTACCAGATTCATCATACTTGATTGTAGTACGATTGTTCATTTCACCGTTGACTCGGTCAGCAATCTTAGCCTTGGCTTTGAGTGTAGCTTTCTTAATAGCCATTTCCATACTAGGGCTAACATCTTCGGCAACTGCATAAAACATACCTTGACGATCCCAGAACTTAACACCGTTCATTTCAGAGCCAGTATCTGCGTGTTCAAGGTACCAAGTTGGAACAGTCTTCCGATCAAGGTCTTCTGTTTTTAATGTTGTCATACCCGAACAAGCCACTAGCATTGCTACCAGCGGTATAAGTGTTAATACTTTTTTCATTTTGCCAACTCCTGACTCTGTGTTTTAACTGTGTCTACACCTTTGTCCATAATACGTGCCATTCCGCTGAAACCAACGGTAGCCAATACTAGACCAAAAACTACGCCTATAATAAATGCCTTCATACTTGCCTTTCTGTGTGTGTTAATAAAAAGCCTCTACAGTACATAGTATACTATAGAGGCAAGGGACTGTCAACTAGTTTTGGTTATTTAAATAGGATTAATGCCATAATTGCGGCTTGGCAGAAAAATCCAAATCCAATAGTAACTACGTTTAGCCAATCTTTTTGGATTACTCCTTTGATGAAAAAGAAGAATAATCCAACCCAACTAAACAGGACCATATCGACTGGCGGTAACTTTTCAGTTAGTCCAGTTAGCATGGCCAGCAGTGTAGGGATTGTGGATAGGTGTAGTAAAATAACTGCTAGCCAACCCATTGTTTCCGCACTAAGATGTGGAACATGTTCGATTAGGTTTATTCTAATTTTCTCAACATCAACCATGTCTGTTATTTTTTGATTGAATTTTTGTAGAAATGTCATTTTATCTCCTAGTTATAAAAAATGTGACGACCAATTTTTGCTACGGGTTTTTTACCCCATTTTGGATTAACGTAGTCTCCATGAAAGTAGAGTGCATTTTTAATAGAAGGCAACCTAAATCCTTCTAACAGTACTTTTTTAGCTACTTCCATACTTTCGTAATAGACTGGGCCATTCATTGGTTTCTTAAAACTGGCTTTATCACAGTACCAACTGAATTGGCAAAGAACTCGCTCATAAACAATGTTCTTTTGATAAACAACCTGACAGATGTCGCTGGGAAAATCCCCACTTTCTGCACGATTGATAGTTACTTGTGCAACAGCAACTTTTCCTTCGAAAGGCTCATAACCTGCTTCGTAGTAAATGTTACGTGCTAGGCAATCAAGTTGGGTTTGGCGGACTTGTGCTGTAATTGGACTTGCGCTCATTCGAGCCTCCTTTAGATTGTCCAATTTATATGCTGTAGCACGTTGAGCCACTACCCCTACAATAATTGCGACTGTTAGATAAACAGCCATTTTTATAATGCGTATCATAAGTTTCCTCCTTTACGCGAATTAAGATGCAAGCACCTTACGTTCCAAAAGCGGAACGTTAATTAGTTATCTCGATAATTTTTTTGGTTATCTACGCATTTTTGCGATATCAACGGCTTCTTCGTTTGAAAAAACCGGCACTGCGTTGCTCTTATGCATGGTTGCAATGCCCATAACCTTGGTGCCAGTATAGACCTTGGCTGGTACCAATGTGGCCACACCTAAACCTGTGTTTAAACTGCGTACTTTTTCAACTTCAGTTTCTCGTCGAGATAGGTCTTTTGGTGGAACATAAACTTCAGATTTTAGAGCACGAGTTCGCTTTTTTTCTTCAGCTTCGACGCCCCAACGTTTCTGTAGTTCTTTCCACTCTGTATCCAAATCTCTAGCCTTCCTTGCCTCGTCGGCATTTCTAAATTTGATTTTTCCACGCTTCTTGCCGTTAAGGCTGAGACTAGGATGATGAAGATGCATACTCATAAGTTTTCACCGGAAGTTAAACACATCACAATATTATATAGTCTTGTTTAACTTGAGTCAAATATTTTGGTTTATACTCGAAACGATTCGCCACACCCGCAACGATCACGTTCATTTGGATTTTTAAATTCAAATCCTTCATTGAGTCCGTTTTTAACATAGTCCACTACTAGTCCTCTAAGATAAACCAAATCTCTAGTGGCTGTTTTTACAATAAAGTCTTTGTAAACAATGCGTTCGTCTGCAGGGTCAAACTTATCTTCTTTTAGATATTCTAACACATAGGCAAGACCACTACAGCCCGTAGTTTTGACACCTATACGTAGGCCGAGGCCGCCTCTTTTTTTGAGTAGTTGTATAATCTGATTTTCTGCACGTTCAGTTAGAGAGATCATGCTTCTTTCGATAATCTGCCACTGCGGCTGTTATAGCATCTTCTGCTAATATACTGCAATGTATCTTTACAGGAGGCAGGGCTAGTTCTTCGGCAATTTGAGAATTTTTAAGGTTGACAGCATCATTGATATGCATACCCTTTACCCACTCAGTAACAAGGCTTGAACTGGCAATTGCTGAACCGCATCCATAAGTTTTAAATTTGGCATCGGTAATAATGCCATCTTTGTCTACTTTGATTTGCAGTTTCATCACGTCGCCGCAAGCCGGTGCACCGACCATACCTGTACCAACTGTAGGATCATCTTTTTCAAATGATCCTACATTCCTTGGATTTTCGTAATGATCAATTACTTTACTACTGTATGCCATACAGTATTTATACTATTATTTTACTTCTTTGCGGGCATTTTTAACTGCTGTCACATCGTTACGGGTGTCTTTGCATAACTTGGCCAAATCTTGACAATGCTTGCGGACTCGTGTACCAGCTGCGCCAACTTCTTTGTCATAAAACTTTTCAAAGTCTGCCTCCATTGCTTCTACGATTGCTGTGAATTCTGCGTGTTTATTTGTAGCCATTATATTTCTCCTTTAGGCAATTACACAATACTTATGTGCATTATCTCATTAGAAAAATATTTCATCCACCAGCAAAGACATTTGAGCTACCTGCAGCCACTGATGTACACCCAGACAGTGCATCTCCGATTCGTCCGCATCCTAGATTGTTTACAAATACACTGCTACTTCCAGAAGCGATTGGTGCAGAATGTGCAGGACAAGGACTTCCTGGCAACAAATGTACAGTATTAACATCGCTCTGTCTGCTGATTGGACGATTATTGGCAAATACGTTCCCAGAGCCAGCTGCTCTTACCATGCCCGAGCAATGGGCAACGTCTGCATCTCCAATCCTTGTTACTGCTGGCATAGTTAACTCGCTTTGTAATTATAGTTAGCCATAAATGAAGTCATGGCTTCTAACGGATTTTCTACTTCCTGTGTAACTGATAGTGATATACTTCCGTTAACAGTAAGAATATAAGTGCGTGTTTGGCTTTTCCTTGAATCTTGATTTAGGATAAACAGATTCTTTTCAGCTGGCATATTTTCTCTGCCTGTTGCTGTACTAGGAGTAGTCTCTAGATCACTAAATCCAGGTTCTGTGTAGGTAAAGACATCAGTGAATGTATTTAGATGCTGTCCAGAAATAGTTACACTAGTAGATCCGCCTGTGACAGTTATACTAGTCTCTAACGGTGTACCTGATAACACTCCTGTCACAGAACTTATTGTTTCAAACTCGTCATCTGGAATTATATTTACAGTGGCAGTAAAATTGTCGCCTATTACAACAGAACCGAGTGATAGAGGACTAGCCGTTGGCATGTTTGTTATTTTCTTTTTGAATTAACTGCTGAAGTCTATGATGCCACTGTTCAATTTCGTTATGCTGGTCTGTTGTATGTGGTCCATTTGGTATTTCAGGTACAAATTCTATCACATGATCAAAATCGTCAGGGATATCTTCGTACCTAGTATAGGTTACAAGTTCTCCGTTGACCATGATGACAAACTTATGCATTAAATTAATTTAATTCCTGTAGTAGACTCTAAGAATTGTTTGGCAAATGACTCATCGGTCAGCTCTGCTACTGTTACTGTAGATTTTTGCAACTTAACATCTGCATTTGGACTTACTGTAAACAAGTAAGGCATTAGTCCGGGACCTTGTTGTCCCATGCCAATAACCATTGGCCGACTTAGTTTATAATAGCTGTCTGTCTCTTCAGATAGTTTAGCAACTAGTTCTTCTCCGCTGGTAAGTTTGAGTGTGATTACATCGCCTGATGACATGCCTTTATTAATTAACATTTACTAACCTTTCTTTTAATTCGTTAAATCCGCCTACTAGTTCTCCATCTAGGAAAATCTGTGGTACTGTACGTGCCGTGGGCACTGCTTCTAATAATTCTTCTCGGGTATATCCATCACCTATTTTGCGTTCTTCAAATTCAATACCTTTTTGTGTTAGTAATGCCTTGGCCTGATCGCAGAATGTGCATTGATATTTTGACCATACTATTGCTTTCATTTTTTCTCCGTTATACTGCTGGTAATTCATCGTAGTCAATACTATCACCCATTACACCAATGACGTAGTTTGTTGACTCATTTTCTTGTAAGGCAGTCTGCTTCTTACTAGTGTCTACATGTTTGTTAAACCACGGAATAGGTGTTGACTTGGGTGCAGGGCTTTGATATTTAATGCCAATATCTTTTAATGCTTGCAGAGCAGTATAGTCCACAAATTCTTTTAAAATATTAGCGTTCAATCCGATGACAGGGCCTTTCTTAAACAAATAATCAGCCCAGGCTTTCTCCTCGCAAATTACATCTATATATAATTGATAGACTTCGTTGGCACACTCTTCCTTGGCCTGTGCAAATCTGCTGTCCTCTTTAACCACTGCATTAATCATTAAGGCAGTCCATTCTTTGTGTAGGACTTCGTCTTGTAGAATTAAACTAATAATGTTTCCATTACCAATAAAGATTTTATTTTCCACCATGGCAAGACTAGTGGCAAAGCTGACCATAAAACGGAATGCTTCTAGTGCATAGCTGGCGTTGAGTGCCAACCATATTGCCTTAACATGTTCTAATTCAGGTATATCTTCACCCGTTTCTTTTTGGCAATTTAATTTGTGTAGGTAATCATAATACTTGCCAACACTACTGGCCATATCAATAATCTCTTGTGTATCGTGGATGGTGTTAAAAACATCTTTAGGTACATTGTAGATGTTACGAATAATG